ATGACTACAGCAAGCCTCAGTCCGTCACGGAAGCTAAGGCGCTGAAGATGACCAGTGTTTATGCAGATAAGCTCAAGAAGGAGATTCAAGCGATTGAGTTTGTTTATTATGGATTAAAACCGGAAGAGAAGGAACTCATTAAAAAAAGGTATTGGAGTAACCCGGATCATAAAGTTTCCTTCGAAAAAATAGTTGGAGTTAACTACAGTGTTACTCAGATGAGGAGAATAGTAAGAAAAACAATATTGCAGGTTGGAAGATATCTTGGAGAAATAAAGTAAATTTTTTATAAAAAACTATTGACATATGGTGCGCCATATGATAATATATAATTGTAAGGAGGTGATACCGGTGATCGAAAAGATCCGGAAAGCCACCGAAACAGTAAAAGAGCTTCTCAAGTTGGTGGAGCAACTAGAGAAGCTGATGATCAAGATAATCTCTTTGATCGGTTGGATACTTATCCTAATCCTTTTACTGAAGTAGGTGGCGGGGGCGGACACGAAAGTGAAAGCCCCTGCTCCTTACAAAAAGAATAACACAGTCAAAGGAGGGATGCAAGTGGAAAAAGAAATTTCAGAACTGGTATGGAATCTATTAAAACTGATTGCTAAGGTTATTATACTTGTAGGGGCTGTGATAGGAGTTACCTTAGCAGTAAAGGGGGTGTTATGATGCCGGTTGGAAATCCGAGCAAGCAGACGATAGCAACCAAGAAATATGCGCAAAAAGTTGGTTTGATAGCAAAATCGTACAAAATTAAGAAAAGTTTAGCTGATGAATTTGCAAAAGCTTGTGAGAGAGCTGGAGTCAGCCAAGCTGCTCAAATATCCAAAATGATGGAGGATTTTATAAAAAATAATTCTTAACAAACAAAAGATGGACGGTTTTTTCGTGTCAAGTGTGATATGATGGTATCATCAAAGAAAAGAGCCAAGGAACAGAAAAGTCTGTTTCAAGGCTCTTTTTGCATGGAGAAAACAATGGCAAAAGACTATGCTAAGACCTTTTATAATACAGCCGCATGGGCTAAGTGCCGGCGAGCCTACATTCTGTCACGAATGATGGTTGACGGTGGTTTGTGTGAAGAATGCTACACAGCACAGGGCTACATAGTCCACCATAAGATTTTTCTAGATCAAAACAATATAAAAAATACAGAAATAAGCTTAAATTTTGACAATTTAGAGTATGTTTGCAAGCAATGTCACGACAATTTTGAGGGTCATGGAATTGGACATAAGAAAGTCCAATCGTTGGTGAGGTTTGATGCAGAGGGAAACCCAATATCTATGCGAGATATTGACAATCCGGGGGTGTGAGGCACTCCCCCCGTCTAACGACAGCATCTTTATTTTCCGCAGACCGACCCCTCACCTTGACGTAATACACGCCTCGCGCGCGTGCCCCCCCTCCCCTAAGAGTCCGAAAGCGGAAGAAAGGAGCAGTATGCCGGAACAGTCCAGAGAAGCAAGGATTACCAAGGAGAAAAAAAGAATAAGCAGACAGTTTTCCAAGATCGACAAGAAAAAGAAGCAGATCTGCCTTGGACTTATCGAACGTGCCGCGCACCTGCTGGTTTATCTCGAGGACCTGGAGACCGATCTTGAAGAGAACGGGTTCACGGAGCAGTTTCAGCAGGGAAAGAATCAGGACCCCTATGATCGGAAGCGACCAAACGCAGAATTGTATGTGTCAATGAATAGTCAGTACCTCAAGACCATATCCCAGCTTGCCGCCCTCCTGCCTAAGGAAGAAAAGCCGCAGCAGGAAAATGATCTGTTGGATGATTTTGTACAGGGCAGGCAGGACATTTGATCAGGTATCCCGAAGACTATAATCCGATACTGGAATACTGGCAGGCGATTCAGGACGGAAAGATACGGGTATGTCAAAAGGTACGGAAGACTTACGCTAAGCTGGTTCGTGATATAGAGAATCCGGGTGAATATTTTTACAGTGCGCACAGAGCCAATCACGTGTTGGAATTCTTCGAGAACTTCTGCCATCACTCACAAGGTAAGTGTGGCGGGCAGAAAGTGAAATCAGACGATGCAGGGAAGCAACACTGATCGTCGGGAAAAAGAATGGTAAATCATTGTTAGCATCCGGGATTGGTCTTTATATGTTGGTGGGCGATGGAGAGCCGGGCCCGCAGGTATATTCTGTGGCAACTAAAAAGGATCAGGCGAAAGTTATATGGAACGAATCAAGGCACATGGTTCAGAAGTCGCTGACACTTCGAAAAAAGATTAAGATTACTGTTTCGGAGTTAAGCTCAGATGAGTACAATGCAGGATCCTTTAAGCCCTTAGCGTCTGATTCAAACACACTCGACGGTCTGAATATACACTGTTGCCTTATGGATGAGATTCATCAATGGAAGAGTGGAAAAGCACTGTATGACATCATGGCAGACGGGATAACAGCCAGAGTACAGCCACTGATCCTGATCACCACTACAGCCGGTACCATCCGGGAGGATATATATGATCAAAAGTATGAAGAGGGTGAACGTCTGATTGAGGGTTATGAGAATCCGGACGGATATAAAGATGAGCATCGGCTGTTTTTCATATATGAGCAGGACAATCGGAATGAATGGACGGATCCGGATTGCTGGATCAAGGCCAATCCGGGATTAGGAACAATCAAAAACCTTCAAGAGCTGCGGAATAAGGTAGAGCGCGCCAAGCAGAATCCGGCGCTGGTTAAGAATCTGGTGTGTAAGGAGTTCAACATCCGGGAGACTTCCACAGAGAGTTGGTTGACCTTTGTACAACTGGATAATACTGAGACTTTTGATGTGAAAGAACTGAAGCCGCGTTACGGCATTGGTGGCGTGGACTTATCATCTACCACAGATCTGACATGTGCGACGGTTGTGTTCAAGACACCGGATACGGGAGACAAAATATTTGTCATGCAAATGTATTTTCTGCCGGAGGATCTTCTGGATAAGAAGGTCAGGGAGGATCAGATCCCATATGATATCTGGTTGGAAAGAGGTCTGCTTCGTGTCACACCGGGAAATAAAGTGCATTACACCTATGTGACAGAGTGGTTCAGAGAAGTACAGAGGGATTATGACATTTATATCTATAAAGTGGGGTATGACAGCTGGAGTGCGACTTATTTTGTCGAGGAAATGGCAAGTGTATTCGGTCGGAATGTGATGATTCCCGTTATACAAGGCAAAAAAACATTATCACAGCCGATGCAGAATTTGGGAGCAGATCTGGAGAAGAAAAAAGTTGTATATAACAACAATCCGATTCTAAAGTGGTGTCTGACCAATACCTGCGTTGATATTGATAAGAACGGCAACATCCAACCTAAGAAGTCGAGAACCAGCACGAGAAGAATTGACGGATTGGCAAGTCTTTTAGACGCTTATGTGGTTTTAGAGGACTGTACGGAAGAGTACGAGAGCATAATGTGAGGCGATTATGAAGATATTTGGATTTAAAAATAAAGCAGAAAAGCCGACGGAAACGGCCATATATAAGATGATCGTGGATAGAGGTAACGGATTTTATGAGTGGAACGGAAAGCTGTATCACTCCGACATTGTCCGCGCGGCAATTAAGCCAAAGACAAAGGCAATCGGAAAGGTTCTCGGGAAACATATACGCACAGTGGTTGATAGAGATGGAGCAAAAACTGTGAAGATCAATCCGGAGCCATACATTCGTTTCTTGTTGGAAGATCCGAACGAATTTATGTCCGGTCAGATGCTGCAGGAGAAAGTTGCAAATATGCTGTCGCTGAATGGCAATGCATTTATCCTGATCATCAGGGATCAGAATTATCTTCCAATAGGGCTTTATCCGATTCCCTGTGTCAGCGCCGAGGCAAAGTATGACGCTCAGAATGAGTTATACATTAAATTTACATACCAAAACGGGAAGTACAGTGAATTTTACTATAGCGAGCTGATCCATCTGAGAGATGATTATTTCTTTAACGACATATTTGGTAATAATCCGCAGGAGGCTCTGACTTCTTTGATGGACACAGTGAGTGTCGCGGATCAGGGGCTGTCGAAGGCAATTAAGAACAGTTTTATAATTCGGTGGCTGCTGAAATATGTCAATGCGATGAGACCGGAAGATATAAAAACCGGTGCGGAGGAATTTGCGAATAATTATCTTTCAATCTCAAATAATGCGATGGGTGTAGCTGCCACTGATTCCAAAGCAGAGGCGATACAGGTCAAAAATGACGCTTATGTACCTAATGCACTACAGGTGACTGGACTGGTTAAGAGAATTTACTCGTTTTTTGGAACCAACGAGAAAATTGTATCCAGTGAATATACAGAGGATGAGTGGGTTAGTTATTACGAGGCGCAGATTGAGCCTGTGATCGGCCAAATGAGTCGGGAATACACAAGAAAACTGTTCAGCAGAAGAGAACGGGGATGTGGTAACGAGATTATTTTTGAATCCTCCGTGCTGACATTTGCCAGCATCAAGACCAAATTGAGTCTGACGCAGTTTGTGGACAGAGGGATTATGACACCAAACGAGGTGCGCTCTTATTTCTCACTGGCTCCGATACCTGGGGGAGATGTGGCGCTACTCCGGAAAGATACAGGGACATTGGCGAGTGGAAATCAAGAAGAGGAGGAATAACAGAACATGAAAACTATTTCAGTTCGAGGAACCATTGTATCAAATGATGATAAGTGGATATATGAATGGTTGGATATTGAGGCTGTATCACCAAAAGATATTGAAAAAGGATTAAGTGAGGCAGCAGGAGACGAGGTCACGTTGGAGGTGAATTCCGGTGGAGGTGATGTCTTCGCCGGAAATGACATGTATTATCTCCTAAGCACTTATAAGGGGAAAATCACGGCGGACATTACAGGTCTGGCGGCGAGTGCGGCGACAATAGTCTGCTGCGGCGCCGGAAAGGTGAGAGCCAACCCCGGAGCACAGTATATGATACATAATGTGTCTACCTATGGTGTTGCGGGTGACTATCATAAAATGGATCATACCAGTCAGATACTGCAGACTGCAAATAAATCAATCAGTAATATATATCGGTTAAAGACCGGCATGAGCAATGATGAATTGCTGAAGATCATGGATGCGGAGACATGGATGGATGCGGAAAAAGCAGTGTCCTATGGATTCGTGGATGAGATTATTGGTGATAACGGTGATGCACAGCCGCGCAAGCCGTTCACGTTATACAATGCCTCAGCAGCAGTCATTCTGAGCGAAGAGGCAAAACAAAAGGTAAGGCAGCAATTGAAAAATCCCAATGAACAAAAACCCATGGCGGATATTCAAAGGCTGAAAAACCAGTTGCAAATAATGAAACTAAGAGGAGGAAAGCAATGAAATTCAAGTTCAAGAATCACGAAGACTATTTGGCTCAGCGCAACGAGCTGCTGAACCAGGCAGAAGCGGCAATCAATGACGGAGATCAGGAGAGATATGATGATCTTGTCAACACGGTAAATGAGATGGATGAGGCATATGAGGAATTTGCCAGAAATCAGGCAAACATCAATGCGCTCAGAAACAATGTCAAGGTGCCGCTGTCTGCAACTGCACGGCAGGCTGTTGCGGAGAGAGTGGTGATGGGAGAAGTGACCGACGGGGAGCAGGATATGGAGTACCGGGTGCAGTTCATGAATTATGTGCTGCATGGGACGCCGATCAAAATGAATAATCAGGATGCAACCACGACAACCAGCGACGTGGGCCCGGTTATTCCGAAT